TTCGTAACCTCTACCTGTCTAGCAGCATTATATTAAAAAGGGCAGAAAGTGCTAGTGTTGGTACATTTGGCCGAAACACGGATGGTACAGCAAGAACGTTATTTACGTTTAGAAGTGAAAGTCAAGATGCAACTGTGGGTACTATAACTGTTACTAATTCTGCTACAGCCTACAACACCTCATCTGACTACCGCCTAAAGACTGACGCACAGCCCATGACAGGTGCAACAGCTCGCCTTAAACAGCTTAACCCTGTTAACTTTGAGTGGATTGCAGATGGTACTAGGGTCGATGGCTTCCTTGCACATGAAGCACAAGCAGTTGTCCCAGAAGCAGTCACTGGCACAAAAGATGAAGTGGATGCCGATGGTAACGCAGTAATGCAAGGCATCGATCAAGCAAAATTAGTACCACTGCTTGTTAAAACTATTCAAGAACTAGAAGCCCGAATAACAGGATTAGAAGGAGCATAACGCATGGCTGTAAATTACACTTGGACTATCCCCACCGTAGAAAGAACTTTATCTGACGGTGGCATCACTACAATCCACTGGCGCTGCACTGGCGTCGATGGTGATCATTCAGCGTCTTCATATGGCACAACAGGCCATGAGCCAGATGCAAGCGCAGATGGTTTTATAGCTTACGACAGCGTTACTGAGGCTAACTGCATCGCATGGGCGCAATCTGCGCTCGACAAGGACGCGATTGAAACAGCTATTGCTGACAATATTGCTGTTAAGAAAACACCAACCACAGGCTCAGGAACACCTTGGGCCGCATAACTTAGAAAGGAGATCAACATGACTGAAGAAAAAAAGGTCATCACGATTGACGATATTGAATATACCGAAGATCAACTATCAGACGAGGCAAAGGCTTGCATTAATCATTTGGGTTCACTGGATCAAAAGATAGCAAGCACACAGTTTAACTTAACGCAGTTACAAGGCGGCAAGGAGTTTTTCTTGGGTAGGCTAAAGGCTGAATTACCGCAAGAGGTAGCGGCTGAGTAATACAAGTACCAAACACTAAAGGGGCGTCGGATCGGCGTCCTTTTTTTGGGTTTTAAAGCTTCTGTGATAATGTAAAGGCGTAGCATTTTTGAGGCGTGCATGTCATTAATTGACTTGAATATCCCGGCAGGCGTTTATCGCAACGGCACCGATTTGCAAAGTACGGGAAGATGGAGAGACGCAAACCTGGTGCGGTGGCACGACGGCGTTATGCGTCCAGTCGGCGGTTGGCGTAAAAGATCAAACACGGCAAGCGCGGCAAAGGTGCGTGGCATGTTGACCTGGATTACCAACAACAACACACGTTTTATTGCTGCCGGAAGCTACAACAAGCTTTATGCATACACCGAAGCAGGCATACAGCATGACATTACACCTTCCGGCTTAACGGCAGGCAGGGAAGACGCCAACGCATTTACTGGCTACGGCGGTAGTTTTTACGGCAGTTATAGTTACGGTATTGCACGGCCAGACTTTGCGAGAATTGACCCGGCAACAACTTGGCACTTGCAGCCTTTTGGTGAGTTCTTACTTGCCAATAATTCTGATGACGGCAAAATATATGAGTGGCAATTAAGCACTGGGTCTGCCGCCGCCTTGTTGAGCAACGCCCCCACGAGCAACCGAGCAATCCTAGTAACGCAAGAGCGTTTTCTTTTTGCGTTGGGCGCAGGCGGCAACCCTCGAAAGGTGCAATGGTCTGACCGCGAAGCTAATAATACCTGGACCCCTGCCGCAACCAACGAGGCGGGCGATTTAGAGTTAAACACGTCAGGTCAGATTATGGCGGGCGTGAACGTGCAAGGCCAAGCGTTAATTCTAACAACTAGAGACGCCCACGCAGCAAACTACCAAGGCCCACCATATGTCTATGGCATTGAGCGGGTTGGTACGTCTTGCGGTTTAGCCGCGCCAAAGGCTTGCGTTGTGGTTGACGCCGGAGCTTTCTGGATGGGCGTTAATTCATTTTTTACTTACGGCGGTGGTCGCGTTAGCGAGATTAATTCTGACGTGAGCGACTACGTGTTTAGCGACATAAACAAAGCGCAAATCAGCAAGACGTTTGGCATGTCAAACTCTATGTTTGGTGAAGTTTGGTGGTTTTACCCTTCCAATGGCTCGACAGAGAATGACCGATACGTCGTGTTTAACTACATGGAAAACACTTGGTATATCGGAAACTTGCCACGCACGGCAGGCGTTGACCGTGGCGCGTTTCGTCAACCTATGATGTTCGACGCTGATGACCGTAAACTCTACGAGCATGAGGTGGGTTTTGACTATGGTTCACTTACGCCTTTCGCTGAGAGTGGCCCGTTTAGAATTGGCACTGGTGATAACGTTGTTAGCGTGACTGAGCTTATTCCTGATGAAAAAACGCAAGGCGATGTAAACGCGGTGTTTAAATCTAGGTTTTATCCCAATGGCACTGAGCGTAGCTACGGCCCCTACTCTCTTTCTAACCCTACAAGCGTGAGATTTACTGGTCGGCAAATTCGTATGCGCGTCGAGGGTCAGAGGCTCTCAGATTGGCGTGTGGGAATTAATCGCGTTGATGTTGCAACTGGTGGGCGTAGATGAGCGCACAGTATCAAGCCCCGCAACCCTACGGCGATGATTGGCAAACTTGGGCAAGACGATTGATGACCTACTTAGGCCAAACCAGATCGGCTATTGTGCAGCAAGTTGGCGATGAAACGGCCAAGGAAGATGGTTATCTGATGTTTAATCGGAGCACCGTGAAGCCAGTGGTGAGCCAATCTGGTGCGTTTAAGGAGGTTGTTGTTAAGCAATCGGTGCCTGCGTCGAGCGTTGGGGCTTCCGGCGATACCTCTGGGTTAATTAGTTGGGATGCGAATTACATCTACATCTGCACGGCAAGCCATGACGGAAGCACGAATATTTGGAAGCGCGTTGCTTTAAGCGGAGGTGCGTTTTGATGCATCCTGAGTTTGAACGGTGCAAGCCTCACATAGAAGCAGCATTAAACTATTCTGGCGGCACGCATGACATAATTGACATTTACGAGGGCTTGCATAACGGCACCATGCAATTGTGGCCTGCCGAGAAAAGCTGCCTAGTTACAGAGATCATAAAATACCCGAAAAAAAAGGTGCTCAATATTTTCCTTGGTGGTGGCGATCTCACCGAAATTTTGAGCATGCACGACGATGTAATAAGTTGGGCAAAACAGCAAGGATGCACAGCATTGAACATGACAGGCCGTTTTGGGTGGAAAAAACCATTAGCAAAACACGGATGGGAACCAATGCATACGAGCTACGTTAAGGAGATATAAATGGGTAAAGGTGGATCATCTACAAGCGTAGAAATACCGCAATACATTGAAGATGCAGCAAAGAACAATTTGCAACGCGCAGACTTTGTTAGCAAGCTCGGTTACGTGCCGCAAAGCTTTGGGCCTACAGTCGCGGCTTTCTCACCCATGCAAATGAACGCGTTTGGCAATACTGCGCAAGCGGCTAATGCATTTGGTTTAGGCACTCCGATGGGCGCAGATATTTATGGCGGGATGGGCGCTCCAACGACATACGCAAACGGCGTGCGTGGGTACTCTGCCGCGCCTATTTTTAATCAAACAATGAATGAATTTGCGGCGGCTCGACCAGGCCAGTTTAACGCTATAAACAGCATGTTTATTGATCCGTTTTCTGGAGCTTACGACCCAATGAACCCAGTTTTACCCGGCGATGGCGGCACTGTTGGCGGGGGCACTGGCGGTGGCAACGGCGGTGGCGGCGGTGGTTTCGGCGGCGGAGGCGGCGGAGGCGGCAACGGTGGTGGAGGTGGCAACGGCGGTGGCGGTTTCGGCGGCGGTGGCGGTGGTGGCGTTGATATTCCAGAGCTTCCGTACATACCGACAGAGTTTCAAGAGCCCATTATTCCATTCTTTTCAAACCTTTTTGGGCCAAACCCAAACCCAGAAGTTGTGTCTATTAGTAATGCCAATCCAGGTGATGCAATTGCACAGACAGATTTGGACGCCTTAAACGCAAATTTAATAGGCACTGGTTTTGAAATACCAAACGTGCCTGGACAAGAGTATCAGTTTTACAATCCTGACATAAATTATCTCAACAATGAGGGCATGTACAACGAAGGCCCACAATTTAAAAGCGAGTTGACCAATCAATTCGTCGGCACGCTTGACCCAAGCGCAGAGGGTTTAGCTGCAATGGAAGCGGCTTATGGGGTGAATCCAGAAGTTTACACTGAGGGGCCAGACATACGTTCTGCGTCCGACTTTCCTTTAGGTCTATCAACCCAAGGCTACGACTTTTCAACTTACGCAGACCCAAGCAAACGAGGCTCTTCCGACACTGCAACAAATCAGTTCGGTTCAACTGTAAGTGTGGGGTACGGCGGAGGCCAAGTTGACCCTGCCCTTGCCGCAGCAGCAGGCTACACCGAGCAACCTGGCGGCGTTTTATCAAGCATATTCGGCCCAACAAGTGCAGCCACGCAAGAGAGACTCGCAAATGAAATAACGGCTAGGAATGCTTCATCCGAAAACTCAGCGCAACGAAGGGCAAGCGAGTTAAATGCAGCAATACAAAATGTTGGCGGTCAGGAATTGTTAGACAGTAATGCCACACTTGCCGGAGATCAAACAATGGCGCTGCAAAGACAGTTCGGAACTTTAACAACTACACAAGTCGCAGACCAAGCAAGCCTAAGTCAAAAAGGTGTGCCCACAGGGAAAGGTGGCATCAAAGACACTCGCAAGGTTTTAGACAAAGCTGCGCGTGATGGCAATTTAGGCGCTTACGTTGATAGCTTCATGGGTAAGTACGGCGGCGATCTAAGTAGATTCCAAGAAATTACGGGAATAAGCAGCAAAATCCTCAAAGACATAGAAAAAATCGCAGCAGCAAAGGTGACAACATAATGGCAGGCCAAGGATCAAAGGGCGGCGGTCAAGTACAGCCAGTAAATCCACTACCAATACCCCCGCTTAACACAGCACCCCCTCCTAACACAACGCCCCCGCCTATCGCACCGCCGCAGCCAGGGTTTAACGTAAATCAAGCTGCGTCACGAGGTTTGCAAGGCGCGATGGGCGGCGTTTCGGGCGCAATGTCTCAACCGTTAAACGTTGGCGCGTACATGAACCCATACACGCAAAACGTAATTAACAACACGCAGAACGATATTGAGCGCCAGAGGCAAATGACGATTAACAACATGGGCGCGGCTGCAACGAGAGCAAATGCTTTTGGCGGGTCAAGGCAGGGCGTGGCCGAGGGTGTTACTAATGCTGAGTATGGCCGTATGGCAGCAAACGCAATTGCTCCACTACGTATGCAGGGCTACAACACCGCCATGAGCAACGCAATGTCAGATCGTGCTGCGCGTGCAGGCTTTGCCGGGCAGTTAGGCGGTCTAAGCGACCAAGCTTTTAACATGGGTCGCACGCTTAACCAGGATATGATGCAGCAAGGCTTGCTACAGCAAATGCAACAGCAGCAGCTCATTGACGCCGCCAGGGGTGATTTCGCGGGTTACTCAAACAGCCCAATGCAGAGTTTATCCGCGCCACTTGCTGCGTTGGGTGCAGCGCCAGCGCCAGAATCTAGCACAACATCAAGCAAGCCCGGTATCTTAGATATATTAGGCGTGTTTGCTGCGTTATAAATTAAGGAGTTAAAAATGGCTGAGCAAATGGGATTGCTTGCAAACATCGGTCAAGGCTTGCAGCGCAAGTTTGGTCGTATCGGTAATGCGCTGTCAGGCCAAGACCAAAACGCCAGAGATAGGTTGGCACTTGGTTTGATGAGTTTAGGTAATCCAAACCAAACCCAGGCAATACAGAAGCTTGTTGCAAACAGACTTGAGGAACGCAAGGCGCAAGCGCAGACAAATAAAAGCATTGAATACCTAAAAACAATTGATCCCCGCCTGGCAGCATTGGCAGAAAACAACCCCAGCATGGTTGGGAGTATATTTAGCGAAATTGCAAAAAAACAACTCAATCCGCAGCAGGCCAAAATAGAAACTGGTAGAGATGGGTTTAAATATTACATCACCGGGCCAAACGCCGGGCAGCGTGTGTTACCTGGTCAGTTAACCGAAGAAGACGAAGCTATTATGAATTTGCAGTCTAGGCTTGGAGTAGATTTTCAAACGGCAGCAAATATGTTTTACCAACAGCAGGGTTTCACTCTTCCAGGCGCAAACAATCAAACGGTGGCTTTCCTTGAGGAAAAAGCAGCGGCGGGAGATGAAAACGCTCAGGCTGCGCTATTACTGGTAGGCCCAAAGGGCGCAGGCGAGGCAATGAAAACCTACATCAACGCCGCAAGCACAAACGCCGCAAACAAGACGGCGGCCAACACCAAAACTTATCTCAACGGTCTTAGCATCAGTGTGTTCCAAGATGGCAAAAAGCAAGTGGTCAGCCCAGACAACCAGATACTTACTGACGCGGCGGCAACCGAAGCTATAAGGATTGCTCAGGCTAATGAAGTTGAGCAAGCGAGGCTCACTGAGTTTGAAACTAAATCGGCGGGTGCTAAAGCTAAGATGGTTCAAACTACTATCAGTAATTTAATAAATGTGGATAGTTCCTTGCGTAACATGGCAAGAGCCAAGCGAGCCTTGCGCGATTCAATAGCATCTGGTCAGGCTGATATTTCTGGTCCGATTAATCAATATTTTCCAGACATATCAGTTGAGGCTACCGAACTTACAAGCGCCAGAAATGCACTTGGTTTAGACGTGGTTGGGTCAGTCACCTTTGGAGCTTTGTCTAAGGGTGAACTGGACTTAGCATTAACACAAGGATTGCCGTTAACGCTCAAACCGCCACAATTGCTTGAATTTATTGAACGACGTGAAGCTGCGATTAAAAAGTATAGGACGATACTAATGAAAGCGGCGCGTACTATGGCAGATCCACAAAAAGACTACGACGATTATTTAGATACCCTAGAAGACTTAGAGGTTAAACCTAACCCATATAAAACAAAATCAGACGATGACCTGGAGCAGCTATACATTGAAGTCATGTCCGGCACGTCAAACCTCTCAGTTAAAAATCGTCAATTTATTGTCGATGAAGCAGATAGGAGAGCGCAGCTATGAGCGATACCGGGGAACGTTTCAGAAATCTGCAAAATCAAATGTCTGGCGGTGCAAACAATACGGCTCGTGTGCCAGATAATTATGAAGCAACTACAATGACAAAACTCAAAACGGTTTTGCAGGGTTTAAGCTTTGGCAGCTCAGACGAAATAGAGGCGTTCGTGAGGTCGTTGGGTAAGCAAGATTACGACACAGTCCTTCAGTCAATAAGAGACGATCTAAGCATGTTCCGAGAGGCAAACCCGTTGCAGGCGTTAGCGTTAGAGTCTGGCGGGGCTGTGGCGTCGTCAATCGCGGCGGCTCCCTTTACTGGCGGGGCGTCGGTCCCCGCAACGGCGGCCCGTCTGGCGTTGCTGGGTGCGGCTGAGGGCGGCGCGTATGCGTTTAACACTGGCGAGGGAGGCTTTAAAGAAAGGGTATCCCGCGTTCCTGTTGGGGCCGCAACGGGGGCTGTCGTCAACCCGGTTGCGAGCACGGCGCTCAGAAAGAGCGGAGATGGATTGAAAGCATTAGTGCGGTCAGCTCGCAACCTGGTGGGTCGTCGAGGCTCAACCATTGTTAATAACGAAATACAACGCCTGGTGAATAAGCTGCAAAAAACACCAGAGGAAATCGTTCAAGACATAATGGACGGCAGAATATTAATTGAAAATAAAACCCTGGCTGCGGCCGCTAAAGCTTTACGGGCGCAAGGCGGCGAGGCTGGCGATTTAATAAACACCACGTTGACTAATCGCCCGGCGCAAACCAGGCAGCAAGCGGCCAGCGCGGTTGATGAGGCTTTGGGCGGCGACGGGCAGTTGCAAGTAGCAAGAAATCAAGCAAACAGGCAGGCCGTCCGTGAGGCAGAAAACACGGCATACGCGCCATTTAAAACGGGTGAAGTGAACGACGAGGTTTTTGGTGAGTTAGTTATGGCCTTGCAGGCTGTCCCGGCCGCCAGAAAATCATTAATGGAAAAATTCCAAACAAGGGTAAACGACCCAAATTACGAGCCATTGTTTAAAATGAAAGACGGCGATTTACAATTTTTACGCAGGCCAAACCCAGAGGAGGCCGAGGTGGTCAGGCGCAGTTTAGACGCGGCGGCAAGTAAAAAGTTTGCGAAGCCGGGCGGCGGATTTGTCGGCTCAGACATAGCAGAAATCGCAACCGACGTGCGAACCGCAATTGACGCCAATATCCCAGACTTAGCTGCGGCCAGAACGCAGGCCAAACTAGCCAGGGATAACTTTGACGCGTTTGACGCCGGGAGAAAAGCTTTTACTGGTAGTGCCGATGAGAAAATCCTTCAATTGCAAGATTTATTCTCTGCCGGAAATCAGGAGGCAATTGACGCCTTTAGGTCCGGCATGCTGTCATCAATTCAAGCCAGATTAAAAAGTGGAAATCGGGCGAGCTTCATTAAAAATTTATCAGACGACGAGCTGGGCATGAACGAGCTGTTACGCATGGCCTTACCGGATGAGACAGTAGAAAGTATTATGAAAAAACTAGACATAGCGACAGAAAGTAACGCCGCCAAATCTGCAATAATGGATAGGACTAACACCGCCGAGACCCTGATAGAAAACTCAAATTTTGGATCTAGACTGGGCGCAAACACATTAATGCAATTGCAAATGGGCGACCCCAGGGCTTTAGGCGACATAGCTCGCAGCATCGTAAAAATGTTTGGTCGTGATTTAACCGACGCCGAAAACTTACGCATAGCAAAAATCTTAGTTAGCGAAGATCCAGAGCTTGTTAAGTCTGCGGTTACTGACACGGGCGCGTTAAAACGAGCAGAAAGTATCGTGAACGGTATAATCAACTTATCGACTAAGGCAGCGCGGCCTGGCGTCGTTCGTCCCTTGTCAGGAGCTTCAGCAAATGAATTTGCCCCAAATGTAAAACCATTTACTGACGGCCTTCTTAATATGATTGGAGTTCAGTAATGGAATTAAAACCAAAAAGCAGAGAAGAAATCCAAGGCATTGTAACCGACGCAATACAAAACGCGGTGGACTTCGTGGAGAGTGAAATAACCGACATAAGGGTTAAAAGCCAACGCTATATGGACGGGGATGTAGACATTGGGCATGAGGAAGGCAGATCGAAGGTTACCAGTACGAAGGTCCGGGACACGGTGCGTGCCGTCAAGCCCAGCATCATGCGGGTGTTTCTCAGCACGGGAAAGCCAGTGGAATACGTCCCGAAAGGCCCGGAGGACGTCGCCCTGGCAGAGCAAGCAACTAATTACATGCACCACGAGTTTTCCCGGCTAAACGGTTATAAGTTGCTCAACGACGCGATCCACGACGCCCTCGTCAAGAAGCAAGGCGTTCTGAAGGCGTATTACAAAAACTACCCAAAAGCTAAAATCTACACCTTCTCCGATTTAAGCGAGGATGAGCTGTCCCTACTCACGTCAGATTCAGATGTGACAGTCCTGGAGCAGACAATGGAAATGCGGATGGAAATGGACGAGTTTGGCATGGACATTGAGGCTCCAGTTTTCAGCGTGAAAATATCACGCACTGAGATGAAGGGCGACCTATGCCTGGAAAGCGTCCCGCCAGAGGAAATATTTGTAAACCGTGACGCCAGGACAATGGAAGACGCCTACGTGGTCGCGCACCGCACCGAGATGCGTGCCGGGGATGTTATTGCGATGGGCTTTGACCCGGAAATTGTCACGAACCTAGACAGCTTTTCCAGCGGATCAGATATGACAAACGTCGAGGCTTTCGCCAGGAACGGCTACGACGACGACTTTGACGACGAAAGCTCCGAAGACCCGACAATGAAAAACGTGGCAATTACCGAGGCCTACATGCGTGTAGACGCTGACGGGTCCGGCGTGCCAGTCCTACACAAGTTTATCTGCGGCGGGTCAAAGTATGAGTTGCTGGATTTTGAGCCTTGCGATGAGGTGCCGCTGGTTAAGCTAGAGGTCGACCCGGAGCCGCATTCGTTTTATGGTAATTCCATCGCTGAGATGATTTGCGACGACCAGGACGCCGCCACAGCGATCCTCCGGGGCATCCTGGATAATGTGTCGCTAACCAACAACCCGCGATTGGGATTTGTCGAGGGTCAGGTGGCCGTCGATGACCTTTTAAATAATGAGATTGGCTCACTTATCAGAATGAGGCAACCCGGCGCCGTGCAAGAGTTGTCGGTGCCGTTTGTCGCCGGGCAGACACTGAGCGCACTCACCTACATGGATAAGCTCGTGGAGCAGAAGACGGGCGTCACGCAGAACATAGCGTTAAACCCAGACATGTTGCAATCAACCACAAAGGCAGCCGTCACGGCGTCAGTGGAGGCCGCAGCGGGTCAAGTTGAGGTCATGGTTAGGAACCTATCTGAAGGGCTCAAGGATTTATTTCGCCTGATGCTGCGCATTGTCCACAAGAACGTCGATGAGGAGCGCATGATGCGTTTAAACGGCATTTTCGTACCCGTAGACCCACGCGTCTGGGACAGCAGCATGGACATAAGTGTAAATGTGGGTTTGGGCACCGGGCGTGAGGATGAACGCGTGGCGGCCCTACAGCAGGCGCTGACAATGCAAACACAGATTTACCAGCAGTACGGCCCCTCCAACGGCTTGGTGAGCCTGACAAACATTAGAAACACCTTAACTGACATGATGGCCGCCGCCGGGGTTCGTAACTCAGACAGATACTTTGCGCCTATCAATCAGGAAATAGAGCAGCAAATGTTGGCGATGCAACAACAGCAGCAAGCTCAAATGGCTCAAAGCCAGCCAGATCCAAACGCGGCGTACCTCCAGGCAGAGCAAATGAAAGCCCAGGTAAAAATGCAGTCAGACATGGCTAAGTTGCAATTAGACGCGACAAAAGCCGCAGCCGCAGACGATTTGAAGCGTGATCAGATGGCCCAGGATCTGCTTGTGGATGCAGCGAAAGTTGCTGGTGAGTATGGAACTGCGGTAGATGTAGCAAGAGTAAAAGCAGAACAAGATAAAGTCAGAACCATTGCAGGGATTGCCCAGGGACAATGACGAAAAGCGTTAAATTAACGGCCGAAGAGGCCCACAGATTAAAAAACGACACCGCCTTCCAGCAGTTCGTTAGGAATGTTCGTGAACAGCAAAAAGAGGTGTTTGCGAAAAGTGGATCTCAAGACATTGAAATTCGCGAAGAGGCGCACGGAATAATTCGTGCATTACAGGCAATTGAAATCCATCTTGACGCGGCGATTGACGCAGAGAGATTTCTAACTGAAAGGAACTAGTACCGTGAACGATGCGACTAGTGATATTATGTCTGCCGTCGAGCAGATAATACAAGTACCAGATACTAATGCGGATAGTGTACAAGTATTAGATACTAAGTCTGAAGAGCCAACAAAAGCTACTGAGGCGGCACCCGAGCAAACTCAAGAGATTGAGAGCGAGGACCAACCAGAAGTTGAGGCAGAAGCAGACACGCAGTCTGACGACCTAGAGTTGGAGGACGGCGATTTTGATGACATAGACCTAGCCGAGGAAGTTACTGCGTCAGACACGCTCATCCCCGTTAAGATTAACGGCAAAGAAGAGCAGTGGACCCTTGACCAATTGAAACAGTCTGCGGCCGGCCAGGGTTACATCAACCAAAGGATGCAAGACGTCGCAAAGCTTGAGAAAGACTACAAGGTGCAAAGTCAGGCATTAGCCCAGCAGCAACAACAGGTGCAGGCGTTTATACAAAATATCCAGCAGACAGGCATGGAACCTCCAGCCGAATTGAATCAGTCCGATTTTCAGAATGATCCGATTGGCTACATGGAGCGGAAAATGCAGTACGACGAAGCCAAAAAGGCTTACGACACCAAGGTGGCTCAGGTGCATCAAATGCGCCAGCAACAGACAGCAATCCAGGAACAGCAAGTGCAAGAGTACACCGCACAACAGGCTCAACTCCTGGCTGATCGTCTCCCGGCCATTGTGGACCCCAAAAAGGGTGAAGCAATAAAAAAGGGTCTCATGGAAGTAGGCAACCACTACGGCTTCACAGAGCAAGAGTTGAGCAGCGTGAAGGACCATCGTTACATTTTGGCGATGCACGACGCGATGCGATACCGACAGCTCGTCGCAAAACGTGGCAAGGCGACCTCAACCAATGAGAGCTTACCCAACGTCACCGCTGGAGCAAAAAAACGTCCAAACCAAGGGAAGGCTGCGGCTCGCAAAAAAGCGGAAGGCCGCTTGAAGCAAACGGGGTCGGTCGAAGATGCGATCAACCTTATTTTAAACAATTAAGTCATTGAAGGGAAAAAATCATGGCTCAACCAGCAAATACGTTCGACAGTTATGACTATGCAAATAGTATAGCTGAAGACATTTCAGAAACTATTTCAAATGTAACTCCTCACGAGACGCCGTTTTACACGAGGACGCCAAAAACGACTGCCAGCAGTACGCTGCACGAGTTCTTGACGTCGTCACTACGGTCATCCGGGACAAACGCACACATCGAAGGTGACGCGACTGCCGCCGAAGCCAGAACTCAAGAAACGAGAAATAATAACAGAACGCAAATTTTCAAAAATTCTGTGATCATTTCAGATACCGATGAAGGCTTAAACAATATCGGAAAAACGCGTAGAATGGCCTACGAATTGATTCAGGTGGCTCGCGAACAAAAATTAGACATAGAAAAAGCTCTTTTTGCCAATAACGCAAAAGTTGCGGGTAATGCCACTACGGCGCGTGAGTTAGCTGGCGCTCCAACTTGGATGACTACCAACGTCAATTTTGTTTCAGCATCATCAGGAGCAAACGCAACTGGGGACGGGTCAGACGCGAGGACAGATTCTGGCGCTCCCACCGCCTTCAGCCAGGCTAAATTTGACGATGTTATGCAGTCAATATGGGAAAATGGCGGCATGCCTGACACCTGTTATTTGTCTGCGTTTCAGATGAATAAGGCGATTGCGGGATTTGCTGGAAATAACAACCAAAGAGCAAACGTCGTCGCCTCTGATGAGCGTGTGGTCAACTCGTTGTCAGTTTATCTGACGCCGTGGGGCCAGGTAGCTTTCCAACCATCTAGAGAAAACCGCTCTAGAGACGTTTTCATAATGCAGGACAACATGTGGGAAGTCGCAACACTACGTCCAACTAAAAACGTAGCGTTAGCTAAAACTGGGGACTCAACTCAAAGACAAATAACCACAGAACTCACCCTTGTATGTAAAAATCAGCTGGCCTCGGGAATGATCGCGGACAACACAACTTCATAAACAACTTAGGGGGCGGGAGACTGCCCCCTTTTTATACAATTACCAGATACTACTGGAGAGAAAATGAGAGTTAAAATTACATCACGTAGAATGTCTACGTCAGCCGGGATGAAATCCAATGAGGAAATTGTTGATTTGCCCGAGGATGAAGTCACAAAGATATTAAAAATGCGGCCAGACGCGTTGCAGATTTTAGAACCCGAGCAACCAGTATTTCAGTCAGCCAAACCTAAAAAACGCGCCAGAAATGCCAATGGCACCTTGAAGGGTGACGACAAGTCTACGCCGGACGTCAATGAGGCCTGGGAAGATGGATAGAGATAAAATCTCAGAGCAAGTATTTTTTGACGATGAGAAAATCATACTGAAGCACACCTTTGACGCGTCCGGCATGATTAAAGACGTGGAGCACGCGCGCGAGCAATCACCAAACGCATTTGGGTCAGACTACAAGCATATTGGCAGTTTACACCCCGCCCTGCTCAACAACTGGCTCCAGGAGGCTGGCGTGGCGTGGACAGACACCGAAGCCATGAAAGAGGTTATCAAGCGCAAACTGATGGACGGCGAGTTCGCCAAGCTGCGCAACTGGGAGGGCACGTATTGAGCGACGATAAACGCACGGTCGCCTCAGCGCATAACCGCATAGACGGCATTGACATGGGCATGATCGAATTACGCACCGAGCAACGCATACAATTTAAGGATCTGTACAACCGAGTAAAACGCACAGAGCAAATACTTTGGGCCGCCGCCGGGTCTATCATCGCGTTGCTTATAGCGGTGTTAATGAAGGTGGGGTGATGCC